GATTTATTTAATGAATCACGCATACAAATTTATGGGGCAGATAATGCCGATTCACTTCGAGGTATGGGATTTAATGGTGTCGTACTAGATGAGTATGCAATCATGTCTCCAAGAACTTGGACAGAAATTATTAGACCTGCAATCTCAGATACAAATGGTTGGGTTATATTTATTGGAACTCCAATGGGCCACAATCAATTCTGGGAAGTTTACGATTATGCAAAACGTGGACACAAAGATTGGTTCGGTCAATTATATAGAGCTTCAGAAACTGAAATTATTCCAAGCGATGAATTAAAAGAAGCTCAGTCTATTATGACTGAGGAGCAATACAATCAAGAATTTGAATGTTCATTTACTGCAGCAGTAAGTGGTAGTTACTATGGTAAACTAATTACAGCAGCTGACAATGATAAAAGAATTTGTGAAGTACCTTACGATACATCTATACCAGTTGAGACTTGGTGGGATTTAGGTATTGGAGATTCAACAGCAATTTGGTTTGTTCAAAGAGTTGGTGAAGAAATACACGTTATAGATTATTACGAAACATCAGGTGAAAGTTTATATCACTATGCTGAAGTTTTAGAGAAAAAAAATTATAACTATAATAGACATGTAGCTCCACATGATATAGTAGCTAGAGAACTAGGTACTGGTAAATCAAGATTAGAAGTAGCTAATGAAATCGGAATAGATTTTGAAATTGCTGCTAAACTTGAAGTAGATCACGGAATTGAAAGTGTTAGAAATACTTTGCCATATTGTTATTTTGATAGAGAAAAATGTAAGATAGGTTTAGATGCCTTACGTCAATATCGAAAACAATGGGATGAAAGAAACCAAGTATTTAAAAATAAACCTTTGCATGACTGGTGTTCTCATGCAGCAGACGCATTTAGATATGGGTGTGTGCATAGTCCAATAGATACAAGTCAATGGACAAAACCAATCTATATAGATACAAAATACGTAATATGAAAACTGAACGAGAAATTATAGCAATATTAAATAAAGAAATTAAATCATCTACTGGTTTTATCGGTGGTGAAATAGTTAATAGAAGAAAAAAATCATTAGAGTTTTATTTAGGAAAACCTTTTGGTAATGAAGTAGAAGGCAGATCACAAGTCGTAAGTACAGATGTTTCTGATACTGTTGAAAGTTTATTGCCTTCATTAATGAGAATATTTACTGCTGGTGAAAATGTATTTCATTGTGAGCCAGTAGGTGTTGAAGATTCTGAAACTGCTAGACAATGTTCTGATTATTTAAATTATATTTTTTATAAAGAGAACTCAGGATTTATAAGTTTATATACTGCATTTAAAGATGCACTTATACAACGTAATGGAATTTTAAAAGTTTATTGGGATAACTCACAAAGAACTACAAGAGAAGAATATAAAAGATTAACAACTGATGAATACAATCTTTTAATTAATGATAAAGAAATTGAAATTGCAGAACATAGTGAATATCAAGAATCATTACTAGACCAAGATAATAACGAAATAGATAAAATTACTTATCACGATATCGTAATTAAAAAAACAGAATCATTTGGTCAAGTTAGAATTGAACCTGTACCACCAGAAGAATTTTTAATTGAACGTCAAGCTAAATCAATTGATCAAGCTAACTTTGTTTGTCATAGAACAAACATGACTAGATCTCAATTAATTGAAATGGGATTTGATAAAGATGAAGTTAATAAACTTCCTACTGGTAATTCAATTGATTACTTAGAAGATAATCAAGTAAGATACCAAGAAGATCTTGTTGGAATTAATGATGACGGAGACAAATCATCTGATGAAATTTTAATTCATGAATGTTATTCTAGAATAGATATCAATGATGATGGCAAAGCAGAATTAGTAAAAATATTATTAGCAGGAGATTCTACTTACAAAGCACTTAGTATTGAAGAAGTAGATTCAATGCCATTCGTTTCTATAACTCCTGTAATTATGCCACATAGATTTTATGGCAGATCAGTTTCTGAATTAGTAGAAGATATACAATTAATTAAATCAACTGTAATGAGACAAATGTTAGATAATATGTATCTAACAAATAATAATCGTATTGCAGTACAAGACGGACAAGTTTCATTAGATGATCTATTAACTAATAGACCAGGCGGTATTGTTAGAACTAAACAACCACCAGCTAATGTTATGATGGCTATGAACACCCAACCGATTGGTGATCAAGCTGCAGGATTATTAGGTTATTTAGATTCAGTTAAAGAATCTAGAACTGGTATTACAAGACAATCACAAGGATTAGATCCAAATACTTTAAACAAAACAGCAACTGGTATTAACCAGATCTTAACACAATCTCAAATGAGAATGGAGTTAATTGCTAGAATATTTGCTGAAACAGGTATTAAAGATTTAGGATATAAAATGTTTGAGCTAGTTTGTAAGTATCAACAAAAAGAAAAAATATTAAAAATTCGTGGGAAGTTTATTCCTATGAGACCATTTGAATGGAGAGACAAAGTTAACGTAACTGTATCTGTAGGATTAGGCACAGGATCTAAAGAACAACAATTAATTTTATTAACTTCAATTCTTGAAAGACAATTACAAGCTATAAACCTTCAACAGAATGTTTACGGCCCAATGGTTAATTTAAGGAACATTTATAATACATTAAAGAAACTTATAGAGAACGCAGGACTTGGTAATGTAGATCCTTACTTTATGGATCCAGATGTGGGACAAGCTCAAATGCCACAGTTACCTCCTAAACCTCCAACTGAATTTGAAAAAGTTTCATTAGCTCAAGTACAAGGTCAAAACGAAAGAGAAGTTATTAAAACTAATGTTGAGTTAAAACGTATTGAAGCTGAAATGAGAGCTAAATTACTTGACTATGAACTTCAAATCAAAGAATTAGAGCTTAAATATAATACTAAGATAAATGAGATTGATTTAAAGAGCAGATCTATGATAGAATCTCAGAAACTTGCTACAACAGGTGATATATTTAAAAAAATAATGGAAGGACAAAAAGAGTTTTTTAATAATGGACAACAAAATTCCACAATCGAACCTGGATCAACAGATTCTCAGGGGTAAACAAGCTTCTATTTTATTAGAAGAACCCTTGCTGAAGGAAGCTTTTGAATATTTATCTGAATCTTATAGATTAGAAATATTTAAAACTTCATATTCCGACCACGAACAAAGACAAGTTCTTTGGATGGCATTTAATATGCTAGACAAAATTAAAGGACATCTTGTTAGTGTAATGGAGACTGGCAAACTAGCTGCCGCTGAGCTAGATAACCTAAAACGTCAATCGTAGTAATTACGAAACGATAACCAATGGAGCATATATGGCAGATGATAAATCTGTACAAGGTGCTGCTGCAAAGATACTTGGTTTACTGAATCCTAAAGAAGGACAATCAGCACCAGTACTTAAAGCAGAACCATCAGTAGAACCTGAAGTTAAAACTCAGGAAGTTTCAAATGACAATCAATCACAGTCTGACGAAATTGTTGAAGAAGCCGTAGCTACTGAAAATAGAACAGAAGAAAATACAGAACAACCAACACAACAAGAAGAAGTTGAGAAACCAAATCTCCACCGAGTAAAAGTACAAGGTCAAGAGCTTGAGGTTACTCTCGATGAACTTAAGTCTGGTTATTCTAGAGATTCAGATTACAGACAAAAAACTCATCAATTATCACTTGATAAGAAAAATCTTGAAAGTGAAAAAGAGAGTTTACGTCAGACTTATGATTCTCGAATTAAAGAACTTAATAATGCAATTCAATCTGCAGATTTACTCTTTAAAGAACAGTTAGGTGCTACCGATCTTAATCGATTATACGAAGAAGATCCTAGTCATGCGGCTAAGTTAGAGTTTAAAATTAGACAACAACAAACTCGCATTAATGATTTACGTAAAAAAGCTGATGAAGCTTTTCAAAGTGAATTTACTAACTATCTTAAAAAAGAAATAAAACTTGCAGAAGAACGCATACCTGAGTTTGCAGATCCAGTAAAATCTACTGAGTTTAAACATAATGCTAAAAAAGTTTTAACTGATTATGGATTTAAAGATAATGAAATATCTTCATTAACAGATCATAGATTCTTATTGGTTCTTAAAGATGCTATGCAATTTAAAAACTCTAAAGCACCTAAAGACCTTTCTCCAAAAAAGGTAGTTACTGCTCCAAAAGTTATTAAAGCTGGTGTTGCAAAAACAGATAGTTCAGTTCGTGATGTCATAAAACAAAAAATTGGGAAAGTACGAAAGACTGGTCGCATGGAGGATGCACAGTCTGCCATACTTCAAATGATAACACAAAAAAAATAAGGAAAAATAAATGGCACAACCATCAAATACTTTCGATACTTACGATGCAGTAGGTATTAGAGAGGACTTACAAGATGTGATTTATTCTATTTCTCCAACTGATACTCCTTTTATGAGTTCAGCTGCTAGAGAACAAGTTAAATCAACAACTCATGAATGGCAAACTGATGCACTAGCTGCAGCAGTAACTACTAATGCTGTGATTGAGGGCGATGAAGCTACTCTTGATGCTTCTACAGCTACATCTAGACTTGCAAACAAAACGCAAATCATGGACAAAACTGTAGTTATTACAGGCACTCAAGAAGCAGTTGATAAAGCTGGTAGAGCAAGTGAATTAGCTTATCAAATCGCTAAAAAATCAAAAGAACTAAAACGAGACATCGAAGCTACTTTACTTGCTAATCAAGCAAAAGTAACTGGTGATGCTTCGACTGCAAGAAAATTTGCATCGATTGGAGCATGGGTGTTTTCGAATGACTCATTAGGATCTAGCGGTGTATCTCCAACTGGAGATGGTACTGATGCTAGAACTGATGGAACACAAAGAGCTTTCACAGAAGATCAACTGAAAACAGTTATCAAATCTGTATGGAACGCAGGTGGAAATCCATCAATCCTAATGGTTGGTCCTTTTAACAAGCAAAAAGTATCTGGATTCACAGGTGGATCTACTAGATTTGATGCTTCAGAAGATAAAACATTATACGCAAGTATTGATGTTTATTCATCTGACTTCGGTGATCTAGAAGTTGTACCTAACAGATTCTCTAGAGATAGAGATGCGTGGGTTCTGGATATGGACTACTGGTCAGTAGGTTTCTTAAGAGACTTCACTATGCACGAGTTATCAAAAACTGGTGATAGCGAAAAAAGACAGCTTTTAGTTGAGCTTACTTTAATCTCTAGAAACGAAGGTGCTAGTGGACTTGTTGCAGACTTAACAACGTCATAGTATAAATAATTAGAGGGGGAGAATAATCTCCCCTTCTTTAACTTTTTGTTTGGTCTTTGAAGTCTTAAAGACGGAACGAAGCAAACATAGGAAAATAAAATGAGAACATTAAACGACTACTTTTTAACTGCTAGATTAACAGATGTATCTGCTGCTAGTTCAGTTAATATTGCTGTACCTGATGATGGAAAAATTATTAAAATTATTTCTGTATTAGGTGGAGCAATCACAACAGCTAATTCTGCTGTAACAAGTGCTGTAAATGGAACTACTGTAACAGGTGGTGGATTTACAGTTGCTTTTTCAGGATCAGCTGCTGGAGACATTGATACTGCGGAACCAACTGCAGCTAATAGTGTTAAAGAAGGTGATTACATAACAATTACATCTGATGGTGGATCTTCTACGACTCAACCAATTGATATAACTGTTATCATAAGAAGATAATTTTACATTGGGGGTAGCAATACCCCCTTTTAAATATAAAAGGAAAAATATGGCAATTATGAATTATGGTCTTAGACCAGTAACAACATCAAAAGTAGCTATGAGTGGATCATCTGCTCAAAGTTCTGCTATTGGTGCAAATATACAGTATGTAAGATTAGTTTCTGATGCTAACTGTCATTATGCAATTGGAACAAATCCTACAGCTACAACAAGTTCAGTTTATTTACCTGTTGGTGAAATTGAAATTATTAAAATTTCTGAAGGTGAAAAAGTAGCTGCAATTTGTGCATCTGGAAATTTATACGTTACATCATTAACTGAGTAATGTCCAAGTTAAGAGATGTTGAGTTTGATGGAGTTATCCGTTCAGATTATATTAAAGAATCTGATGGTAAATTAACTATTAAACACACTCAAGATGTTGAACCTGTTCTTAAAAAGAACAAACAACTTATTACATTAAATGATGGCTATTCTAAATCTAGAGATTTAAAAAGAGTAGCAAGTATTCCAAATATTTGTTTAACGATTTGGGCCAAAGAATATAATGGAACTAATAATTGGTTTGGAATACCAGATGTAGAACGTAAAAAGATTTTAAAGAAAAAATTAAACTCTAATGAGTATAGATATTTTAGAACTGCAGAAGGAAAAATATAATGGCAATTAGTACCTATACAGAATTAAAATCAACAATAGCTAACTGGCTTAATAGATCTGACCTTACATCTGAAATATCTGATGACTTTATAAAATTAGTTGAAGCTGATCTTAATGCTAAATTAAGAATTAGACAAATGGAACAGATTGATACTATTACTATTAATAGTGAAACAGTTACAGTTCCAACAGGATTTATAGCGGTAAGATCATTTTACATTTTATCTGGTGGCACAAAATATCATTTAAATTACATTACACCTGCAAATTTATTTGCAATTAAAGGTGCTTCAACTACTGGCTTACCAAGAGTTTATACAATTGAATCAGACAATGGAGTAGAACAATTTAGATTTGCTCCAAGTCCAGACACAACTTACACAGGGTACTTACAATACTATAAAGCATTTACACCTTTATCATCTGGTAATGCTAGTAATTATATTTTAGCATCACATCCATCTGTTTATTTATATGGCAGTTTATTTCATGCTGCTAACTTTATTGGCGGTATAGATCAAGCTCAAGTTCAAAACTGGATAGCTATGTATCAAACTGCATTAGAAAGATTAGAAAGTAATGATCAACAAGATTCATTTGGTGGATCTCCTGTTGTACAAAATACCGATGTAGGTACTGATCTTTCATTTTATAGAAGAAAGTAACTATGCAATTAGCATTTGGAGAATGGTTACCTGACCAACCTAAACATTTAAACAAAGGAGCTAATGTAGCTCATAATGTTTATTATGCTTTACAAAGTTACAAACCTTTTAAAAGTTTAGTTAATTATAGTTCAAATAATATTGGTGCAGATTCAAAAGGTGCAGGTTCATTTAGAGATGGATCAAACAATGTTTTTAATTTTGTTGGCACAAGAACTAATCTTTATCAATTAGATGGTGGTGCATTTACTTCACGTAAATCTAGTCTTACTGGAACTGCTACTGACTTTTGGACATTCACGCAATTTGGAAATTACATTATAGCAAGTAATGGTGTTGATGCTCCCCAATATTATTTAATGGGAACTTCAACTAACTTTGCAAATTTATCTGCAATTGCTACATCTGGAACTGTACCTACGTTTAGAGTATCAGGAATTATTAGAAATTTTTTAGTTACTGGAAGTCAACCAACTAATGTTAATAGAGTACAATGGACTGGTAATGATGATATTGCTACTTGGGAACTTGGTAAAAAACAAGCTGACTTTCAAGATATTCCAGGAGCTGGTGGTAAGATTGTAGCTATAACTTCAGGTGAAATAGGATATGTATTTAGACAAAATCAAATTGTTCGTATGGACTATATTGGCGGACAAACAGTATTTAGATTTTCCGTTATATCTGCTAATCGTGGTGCTGTATATGGACAGACTGTAACACAAACAGATAGACGAGTTTTTTTTTACGCAGATGATG